GTTATTAGGATTGCTACGTTTTGGTTTATACCCCAGCCCTTGGAAATAACCATCCTTATCTAAACCATTTGAATTATTAGCATCAGTTTCGTGGGTATGTTTTGCTAATTCGTCTACTGTAAGAGTGTGTTTGTACTCACCACCACTCGCGCCTAATACTTCAAATCCTCCATTTGGCAAAGAGCTAGAAATTAAATTATTATCATCAGTACTTACACCAAGCCCAATTGGAATACGGCCACCCATGTTAGGAACATTAAAGGTTTTAGGAGAACTTCCTGCTGTCCCCGAAATGCTGTTCACGTCTGTTACGCCTTCTTCATAATCGGCTCCTCCATACGTGTTTTTAAGGACCTTATGCAATGCACGATATTCGTATGTATTAAGAGCTTGACCGTTACAAAGTTTCCATTTCGGAGGAGCTCCCGCTTCAGTCCACTGCATAATCGATCCAATAGGATTTGGATCTTCGACCAAGAACGGTTCAACGTTTGTTTGAACCGAATTTTCTAGCTTCCATTCAAGCACGTTACCTTCACGAACTTTTAAAACTTCTCCAGGTGAAGGAGCTTCAGTTGGCCATGTGTATGTCGTATTAGAATATTTGGTCTTGCCTGTAGGAACGTCAAGAAAACTTGCTTTTAATGTTCTACTAGCTTCGTGTAAATCAATTGATTGATTAAACTTAAACACGCTTCCTTCTACATAAATTTTACCATTGGCTCCAACTTGAATAGCGTTTGTTGAATCATCGGCAGCACTAAATTTTACTATTCCTTCAAACTCTTTTTCACCAGTAACATTATCACTCGATGTAAGAGTCATGATATTGTTTTCTCCACCAGTTACATCAATCAAACGAGTGAATCGAGTATCAAGAGAAGATATAGTTGCTTTATTCAAGATTGCATCTCGCGCAACTTCATTTGTTTTTCTACGCCATGAATTAAAGGTGTCACCTGCGAGAACACCAAAATTTATAGGTTCAATGTCTGCTTCAGCAATAGGACTTGTGTAAGAAATATAAGTTTCTCCTAAGAATTGCCCTGTTGGCGCACTCCCTGGATCACTAGCAGTAGGATGCACTGCCGCGCTACTTGGCATATAAAAAGTAACTCCTGTAACCTCTTCAAACGTGTGTGCATGAGATGTTTCAGGACTATTTGTATCTGCTTCGTTTGCTTCTGTTTGTGTTAAGTATAAAGGTGAATAAAAACCTCTTATACCAAACGTGCTGCCTGAGTTGCTTGTTCCATATATGTAGTAAACTGCCATAGTTCTATTTATCTAATTTTTCAATAAGGTTATCAACAAGATTTGTAAGTTTATCAACTTGTGTTTTTAAATCTTGTATCTCCTTTGTTTTTTCTAAGTGTATTTTCTTTTGTGTTAATCTTCTACGATATCCCGCAGTATCATTTGAAAGAATAGCGTTAGAGTTTGTATCTCTTTCTAAATCTTTTCTTTCTTCAACTCTCAATCTACTCATTTTTTTAAATTGTAGCTATAGCTCTAAAATCTTTTACTAAAGGTGCGGTTGCTGTGCTTTCTGCAGTAAATACAATTTTAACTTGGAATGATGTGAAAGGTTCAACCACTCCGTCACCACCATAGACGTATTCTACTTCACCAAATTCATTTGATGAACTAACTGGTATACTATTAGAAGGCGTAAGCTTATCAAATGATACAGTGTTTATAGGTTCATCTCCGGTTTTAGTTCGTATATAAACTAAAATTTCACACTGGTCATTTGGCTTTGTCGCGTTAATAATAACATTAACTTGATCAGAAGCGTTGTTTAATTCAACTTCTCGTGTAATGTATCTTGAAAGAGCAGCGCCATGACCAGGTAACAATTCAGTGTCTGTCTGTGGACTATCGTCGCTTGCTGTTGTTAAACTTTCTAAATTTCCAATAACGTTATCTTCAGCCACTACAGATATTCTATCTAAGTCAATAACTGGACTTAGATAATCGCTTACGCTTGTAAATTCAGCGTCAACATGTAATAGGCCTGTAGTAGTTCCTCCACCCACTACTGTCTGTAGACCAGTAAAATATAATCTTCCATCGCGTGTGACCAAATATTCTTTAGATGATCCTATGTTTAAAAGATATCGAATATTTGTATTTGAGAAATTTAAGTCTTGCGAAATAAATCTTAAATTGTTGAAAAGCATAGGATTGTTTGTGTCAACTCCTAAGAGATCAAATCTGTATGTAAATCCTGAAAGATTATCAAACTTTGCCCTCCATATAGTCATCTTGAAATCTTTATTTTGATCAGGCGTCCATGTCGATGCATTCTGCGATTTAAATGAAACACCAGCATATGTGTTTTTAGAAATCTTAGATCCTGTGATTGTATCGTCTCCTCCAGTTTCTGCCATCCATAAGCGATAATCAGGAGAATTAGACATTACAACAATTGCATATTCAACACCTGGTGCAAGATACACCGGTGATTCGAATTTAAATCGTGTTGCAAGACGTGCTGTATCAGAAACTGCTACGCCAGATGTTGCAACATCGTCAGTTGCAGGATTTGCGGTAGTTGACCCATCACCTGTTTCATATACTAAAGTATCTTTTGCCTTTTTCGTCACGCGAGAAAATGGAATCACCTTCTGTGTAGGTATACCATTTTCGCATGTTACTAAGTGTACATTAAGAGGAACATTAGCAGATTTTGATTTAAAGAATAAATCAATCTGCGTTGCATAACAACCAGTTGGTACATTACCAATTAGAAAAGATTGTGCAAGAGGATCGTAATATTCTTGTACCACCTTTGTTGTAACACCTGGTACGATCTCCTTTATACGTTCTCCAGTAGACACTACTTCAATTTCACGTGTTGAAATTATTTGTTCTTGTTTAGTTTGCAACAACCCTCGAGCTACATACGTTACAGATGCTGATGTAGTTGTATTTGCTAAATTGTTTGTAGATGAATCTGTTAGTTTAAAAACTCGTGAACCAGTCATAAACTGTAGCGCTTGATTATTTGGAACAATAAAGAATCCTTCAAGGTCACCTTCTTCATCACTAATAAGTTCTTGTCTTGATACGCCAACACCATCATCGAGTGCAGCAAATGCGTCTGCTGCTTCTAAATCAAATGTAGATTCATCAACTTCTAAGTTATCAATACCATACGCTTTGAAGGCTGCTTTGGAGCAATAGGCCGATATATCAATACCATCGAAGAAAGCAAAAACTTTAGTATTGGGTTTAAGCATTTGCGCTTTAAAGTAAACTCTGCGTGAGCGAATGAATGGTACAAAGGAGATGTCAAGCACTTTATCGCCCATACTTGTTTCAACGGTGTTGACTACAGCCTCTTGCTTGTATCCTTCCAAAATTGTTTCTGTTTTCTGCGTCACAGTGACATTTCGCACTGGGGCATTGGATGTAAAGCCTGCCTTACGTTTCGCATCACCTTGGCCCCAGCCGTATACCTGTCCACCCGCTTTTCTTTTTGGTGAACCTACAAGATTTGTTTCAGTTGAATCATATACATTAGTGAATGAATCACTTTCGTTCAAGGCTGCTGCTACAACATCCGCATTTGATTCAATGTTAGTGATTAACGCAGGCCTTCTATTAACTTCTATCCATTCATCACCTGAAGGAGATAATTCTAAGGCACCATTCCATGAAGCTAAATCATATGGATTCACACTAATATCGATACTTGCAGTTGGCTGATGAATTAGTTTTTCGTGTGTAAATGGTAAAGACAAAAGGTTTCCATCACCATCTCCTCGAGTTATAGTATTATCCTGATTCGTGTTTCCTAATAGACCAACTCCACCTTTGCCTGCGTATTTTAAGCGCTTTTGGTTTAAAAAATACTTCGGTCTTAAAATTCCTTTTTTCGTATCTAAAGATGCTTGATATCCTGGATCTAATATATTTGCAACTCCACCTGTTAGAAAGCTATCTACAATAATGCCATTCTTAAATCTTTCGCCGTTGCTGTCGATAATCTGTTTACCATTTGCTTCTCTTTCAAGCAATGAAAGAGAAGTGTAGTATTCTATGTTTTGAACACGCTTTTCTAATCGGCCAATGTCTTCCATCGTAAATCTACGATTATCAACAACTCTACTTTGAATATCATCAGCACTACGTGTATAAGCTGGAATATAGAAGGTGTATAACGCCATCGTATTATCTGGAACTGATGGAATACTTGGTGATATATTCGAATCCCCTTCTACTATTTTGTAATCGCCTGTACTAGTAACTACTAATTGGTCATAACGTGATTTATAATAATCAAGTGTAATTTTTGTAGCTGCATTAGGATCTAAAGCAATATGACTCGTATCATTATCGTCTGGTCTAAAATCTAAAAAGTCTGTAAGGAATTGACCTTTGTACTGGCCAATTGAGGCATAAGGCACATTACCAGCGAGGTAACTATCAACACTGTAATAATCACCCGTTGTCGTACGGTCGTAATAGGTGTAAGTTATAGTTAAGCCTGAGCCTGCAGCAATTGTTGAGCCAGTATATTTAACATTACCCTTTTTATAGACCCCGTCTCGCTGGCCGTTATCTAATTCTATACTCGATGATAAATCAGCTACTGGTGAATCATCTATTGTAGTGACTGAAGTGATTGCAATGATATCTCGTTTAGCTAACTCATAAGATGAGTTTTGGTTTACCGGATTATTACTCGCAACTGTGACTAACTGTTCAGTATGAGTAGTAATTGTTTTAACACCTTTTTTAAGACCATTGGTTTCGTCCAGTGTTACTTTAACCGGTGCGATTGCATCAACAGTCCCACTGGCTACATTGACTGTAAGTGTAACAGTGTTATTAAAATCATCTGCATTTGATGAAGAGGATGTAATGCTTACAGCGCTTACAGTCAAAGGAGACCCATCACTTTGACGTGTAATAACATACGCGTCTAAAGAATCATTAAAGAATCTGGCTTGTCCATTAGAGAATCCAGATATTTCATTTACGCCAAATTGTATCGTATTACCTGAAAAAGATTTGCCAGCCTTTTCTGCTCTTATTACAACTTCTGATTCAGATCCAGTAGTACCTATTGCTTTTACTGTATTATAAGGAAGAGCAATAATTCCTCTATTGCTTCCTGTATCAAAAATTGGTGTAGCGTTCGATTGATTATTTTCTTCTAAAATTCCGGTAAACGTTCCTCCAGCTGTAGAAGCGCCAGTTATGGACAACGCAGTCCTAGGTATTTCTCCGCTTAAATCGTAAATATATAATCTATAACGTGAATTAGCTTTTTCGATGCCACGTATTCTACAAGTTACACCAGTTAGCCCTTCTGGCGAATTGCCATTACCAAAAAACTCATATGTATTAGTTATATCTTCGTAATCTGGAAGATTGGTAATATTACTCAATTCAATGAAACTGCCAAGTCTAGCTTGGCCAAACGACTCAACACCATCTTCAGATTCTCGCGCCTTTTCTGCATATAGATTTATAGATTCTTTTAGGGGAACCCGATATCCATTTACATAAGAAACTCCAGGCTCGACTGAAAGACCGTATCGCGATTCACCAAATTGTTGTGCACGCTGAGCGGTATTAATCTCTACACCAGATATATCATCGCCAGCAATGTCAGGATTTTCAGCAGTAATGTTTAATGCTTGGATTTGTGTATCGTTATACACCCCATCATTTCCAGCAAGATCATTTCTAAATTCTCTAATTCTTGCGACAAAAGGTTGAACTGTGTAATTTCCGCTTTCTTCTAATGTACGTGTAGCAAGTTTATCGTCAAGCTCTGTATATTCAACTTTTGCAGGAGCAATGTATATACTTGCCGCTACTTCTAAAAGATTTAAATAATTGACTGTAGGACTACGCGTCGTAGATGAAACACACTTATTAGCATTTTGAGCAATGTTTAATGTTACAGAATCTTCAGTGATGAATATTGGAACAAGATCAACCGCGTATCGATCTGCACCTGGAGCTTTATGATTAGGTGATCCTGCGGCGATGTCAAATAAAGATTCGTCTTCTGCGCTTGTCTGAATTACATCATCTAGTCTAAAGGCAGCGGTGCCAGTAATTACAGAATCTTTATTTTGCTTCTCAATGAATAATCTACTTGTCGTGTCATTATACATGAAAGTTCCTCGAGAAAAGAATACACCACTTTCAATAATAACTTCTGCGGCATAACCTACTCCAGTGTTTTGAACAATAGTTCCAAGAGGATTACCCGATCCAAGAATGGTTATACCCAAAGAAGAGATTATCCCGGCTCCAAGCACAACTGTACGGCTAGCTGCATCTCCAGTATCATCAAACTCTGATGTATTTGTTTGAGATGAGCCGGAAGCAGTAGCGCCTGAAGAATTATATCTTAAATAAAAGCGCCATCTTTGATTACCATCAGTAGAAACATTTTCATACGCATATATTTCAGCAGATAAGTCAGTCCCGAGACTCCCACTTATGCGCATTGTGGTACCCACAACCAAATCCATAGCGCGGTTTATTCCATTGGCTGCAGCAGTTGCATCGATATCAACATCAACATAGTTTTTATTATCTTCAAAAGTAACACCGCCATCTTTGACGGGCCCTTCTTTAAAGACGGACCTTCCGAACTTGTCAATTTGTGATTGCAGCATAGACTGCAATTGATTCAATTCACGGACCTGAATACTTACACCAGGTTTAAATAGAATTCTTAGGTAATTCTTATCTTCTAATTTTGCAGTATTAAAATCGTCAAAATAAGGACGTCCATCATAAGTTTTAATAGCCATATAATTTGTCTTTTAAAACTGGATCACAAGTTTAATTTCTTCTTCTTGTGAAGCAGCTCTTTGAATTGGTTTTCTGTTTTCTAAAAATAGAACTTCTCCTGACCGCGGTGTAAATTCTGGTGTAACGTTAGAAGCAGAAGTATATGTTAATTCACTTCCAAGAGTAATATTATCATCACTCTTACTTGTAACTGTTATCTTTGTATTCGAACCATCGCCATCAGTAAAATCGTTATGATTTATTCGCGAACTTTCATTTTGGTGGAAGTAAATATGACCATTAGCTTGATCAACGTAATCTATAAACGCCTTTGCTTTAACAAATCCAGTATTACTGGTATCGGCGCTACCGTCATCATCACCATCGTAATGAGCCGCAAGTGTGGTTTCTGTAATAATATCTCCAGCACTAAATAAATTTAAATCAGTAGAATCTGTAACAGTGAATCGCCGCAAGGTACTAAGTACTTCATTCAGGTCATAAATGCCATCACCTTCGGGCGCTGGACTATCGTCTCCAACGTTACGAATAGGCTGTCTTATAAGAGAAATTTGACGATAAGATATAGCGGTTGATATTTCACCTTCAACATCTCCATTAAAATCAACCGCTAATCCTGCATAAAACGCAGGTAGTTCTGCGACAGGATTACTACCAAATCCGTTAATTGGCGAAATTAGAGGACGAATTATTGGTGCAATAGTTGCATCAACATCACTCCTCGTTCTGATTGATGCTCTTACTACACCTTTGTGTTCTTGCATTTGACTAACGTCAGCTAAGTTGCTAGAAGAAAATGCTGTAATTTTTCCATTTGAAACAGTAGCTTGGCAATTAAGAATCTTTGGATCTTTATGAGTTGCATCACTCATCACCAGCTGAAAGTCATCAGTACCGTTAAGGCCTGTAATCGACTCTCCGGGATTTACTATTTCAAACCCGTATACGATTCCTCCACTCTTATTAGCTGGCTCCTGGTCACCAGCTGTAGCAAAAGTTTTAACTTCTACAAATTGATCTGTATTAAATTCACTTGCAATCACTAAATCAGCTACATATACCCAGTTATAATTATCATTGGTTGCGCCACTACTTAGTGATGGAGATCTACTATCAGCACTGCCAGAAGGAGCAGTAGTTGATTGACCTGCCACGTATGTTTCATTCACAGTAAATGAATCATTTGAGTTGTTATCTAAACAAATATATATTTTATCATTATAAACTGCGTAGCAAGGATATTCCGTTTCGCCTAAGCTATTAGTAGAAACGTTAAACATATCCGGATCATTCCTGTTCCACCTTTTATATCTACGAGTTGCTACCCAATTAATTTTTGGAATAACGTGTAAAGCGTTTGTAGTCTTAACTGCTACTGCTCCTATTAGATTATCAAGAACTTCTTGTGATTCACTTACGCTACCATTCGGCAATGGTGTAGAAAAGTTTTGATCTGTTTCGACAAGAGTACTTCCTCCTACAGTTTGTGAATCCCAAGGATCTGATTTACCAATCCCGACAAAATACTCATATCCTCCTACATCTTGTTCAGGAGAATCGTCGTCACTTCCGGCATTTTTATCAATGATATCGTTGATTAAAAACGTTGCCGAATTACGTCTAAAATCATCTGTAATTATTGCTGCCATATTTTTTTTCTTCTTCTTATAAGTTAAAGTTTAAGGTTAAGTTAATAGTTTTATTTATATAAGTTTCTCCAATACTTTTGAAGAACCTCTGATAAAAGTTTTGTTCATATAATGGTTACTAGTTTCTGTTATTACACCTTCAGTAAACTTAGGTGTATCTTTAGGACCGCTATTAGGATAAATGTGATTAAGCAAAGTTCCACTAGCACTAACCTCTATCGTATTGCTGTCTCCCCAATACACTACGCTTGGGTTTAAAGCAAGTCGGGTACCAACAATTTTAAAATTGTCAATAGTTGCACCGTCTACTACATTCACGATGTTTCCAGCACCATCAGTGTAAGTTGTAGTTGGAACACTTACTGATGGAACAGGAAGAACGCCATAACCGCTATAAGCTTCCCATGTAGTCACTAAGTCTGGAGTAGCTACGTCATCGTCTGAGAAATACCGACTATATGCTCCATCTCCAATCTGCCAATTTTGTGCTGCAGCATTCCATTGAATAAATAAACTTGTACCGGGCACGGTATAAGATGGTTTACCAGCAGTTGTACCACTCTCAACATAATTGTTATTTACTGAGCCAGTTCCAGCACCAGATACTAATATATTGCCACCCGCGGTGTGTGTCCAAAAGACTGCAGCCGATTCTGACAAATCATGATTTGCTATTTGTACAGGAGGATCTTTATAAACGAATGCTCCTAATTGTTGTCCTAAAAATCTTCTCATTAATATCCTCCTTGACCACTATTGTTATTATTTGATGGTGGTGTATACTCATTGCTCGATGAATAATCACCTGCACTCATATAAGTATCGTCATTAGAAATATAACCTTCTTCTGTCACAGTCACCATATCACTAATAGGTGTATCATAATAAGGACCTATTTTAGAGTTATCGAAAAATTTAAGATTTTCATTATAATTATTTCTAGCTCTGTAATCGTAATCATTTGTAGTAATAGTGTGTAGCTCGCTTTGCTGAGGATAGATTGCATTAGTAGAAATATTACTAAACTTTTTTACTTTTCGATTTGCAGGTCTATCATCAATGTTGTAAAAAACGTTAGGTTCTATAGTAGGAACAAATAACTCTTGTATTGAAGGTTCACTTCCATCAACTACTTCTATTCGTGGGCCCCACCAATACGCAGGATTTTTATCTATAGTTTGATCGTATAACATGTAATTTGTTAAAGACACGTGTGTAGTACTTACATCAGTCGCCCATTTAAACTCCCAATTGTTAATTGGTGAACCTGTTTCATACGTCGACACTGACACAAATGAGCCGCTGAGGTCGTAGTAACCTACCTTTTCTCCTGAGGTGTTATATAATCCAAAATCATTCGAGTGTATGCGTGTATTGTTGCCAAGATCTGGTCTTACAAAGCCAACTAGCAAATACCATTCGTCTGCAGTAGGACAACTAAAAGAACTTAAGAAAGCATTGTTCGCGCGTGCAACGGCCGTGCTCCAATATCCTTTCGTGCCAGCAGTTCCAGTAATTGAAGTTGCGCTCGTATAAGTGTTAATTCCAAAAAATCCAGTCCCTGCATATTGCTGTCTGTTAGTTGTGTTATTGTCCCCGAATTGTGCTATAATCGCTTCGTTAGTTCTTATTTTTGATTGTCTAATCCACGTCGAAAATCTATATGTTTTTGTTATATCAACTAGCACGTTAGGAGATGCAAATCCTCCTTCGCTGTTGCCTCCTGAATCAGCGTTTACTCCAATCCATCCAATAGTAGTATCTTTAAATGGTGTTACAACGTATTCTCTAAAATTTTCTAAAATGGCGCCACTCCGCCTCCACACTTTCCCATTAGTGGTCCCGTACTTAGTATCATTACCACGGCCAGGTGACCATGGTAGAAACTCATTTAAAAGATTTGTTTCTTTACGCTGTGAAGGTAGTATGATTTGATCGTTTGAATTAAGCTCGTTTGCAGTCAAATTGGCGTAATCTGATACAAGGGTATGTTTATCAAACCATTTAGTCCATCTTTTATATTCATTAAATACTTTCTCGTTACGAGCTTCTGCGTTTGGACCAGCAATAAGTCGAAGTAAAAGATAAGCTGCTCTTTCGTATATTCCACTACCAGTTCTCGGGTTATCTCCGTGTACAAGAACATGTATTAATATGAAGAGTGATCTGAATTCTGCGTCTAACCAACCAGGCTGATAGAAAGGCATATGCATCGCGTTCGCGTCTGCGGCATTAGTTCTTCTTTCATCGTCTGCAAGAGTTTTCCAAGGTGGAACTAATTTTTGAAGAAAATCTGTAAGTCTAAGGTTATCAGTTCCAATTTGGCTATTACCTTGAATATCCTTATTGATTTTATACGAAGGATCACCTAACCAAGAATTTGATCTACTTATTTGCATAAGAAGAGCACTAAACATTTTCATACCAGCTGGATGAACTAATCTTAGATATTCACTTTCCCAATCGTTGAGTTGAACACCTGCGCGTATTTGATAAGAGTAGTCTTGCCAAAAGTTACTATCTTGAAGTTTATTAATATCTGATAAAAATCCTTTTCTATTATTATAACTTCCTGATAGAAATGTGGGCTTATTGAAAGTATGCACATATTTTCTTCTACTAATAATATCTAATGAACTACTTCCATCTCCAAATGATAATTGTCCCTTTCCATTAGTCTGGTTGTACATTACAGAAAAGTTTGATAAAGCATTATTTTCAGAACTTTCGTATGTCCAAAATGAATCTTTAAGCTTACCTGTTATATTTGAAAACGTATACGTCAGCTTTTCATTGCGCAAGTATTCTAAAGAAGATAAACTTTTATTTTCTTCCACAGCTACTCGCATCGCCCATTGATAAGGGTTTAACCTTTTATCTAAGTATCTGTGAATCTCTGCAATTTTTGTAGGAGTAATTTGCTTTTGGTAATAAGCAAAATATTTTATGTTGCCTTGAAAATACTCATTAGATCTTCTTACACCAAGTCGCAAAGTAGCATCTATATCATTTACATCGAGCATTTCTTTAGTAGTAACTGCTGTGATTTTCTTACCGTGTGTTACCCAATTACTAGATGATATTTGAGGAAGCTGCGGATCGGCCGCTACAAAACGAGTCGATGCCGACGAGCTCGAATAAAGTAATTGTAAAGGAGAATACGTATGACGTTTTAAACTGGTGCTAGTAGTCGTCCCGAAACCAGGCAAGACTTTCATTCTTTTTTCATAGTCAATAAGCGTTTGATAAAAACTAGTTCTTTGAACACCAGAATCATTTAAAGAATTGTTTCCATTGCCTGTTACAACCTGAGCTGTTCCATCATAAATATCATTTGGAAGACGACTCCCGCCAAAGGCCCCGGTGGTGTAATTTTCATAAACCGAAGCGGGATACTGGCTGATCTTGTGCATTATCCCGCTTGATCGATTATTAATTACTTCGAATGCCGCGTTAGGTTTTGCATCAACCCAAAGTTGTAAAGGAAGACCTCTTCGTTTAGTACCTCCTAATTCTCCTACTAACATCCACATACCATAAGCCACCTGTCCATCTGGATTATAATCAAATGCTGATAAGATGTCAGACATCACAGCGTTCACACTACGCTGGTAGTAAAACGTGTAAATTTCCTCTGCAGTCATATATTCAATTACGTACTTATCTACGGACAATATCGTATTATTAAAAGCATTAACAAAACTATTTGTGCTATTACCAGTAATTACTGTGTTTGCAATATCAGTCTCGTAATAATCACTTCCATTTGAAGATGTTCCTGCCTTAGTAAATCCATTAATATCAACTTGAGTTGTGATATGACCACCATCTTCAGGCGCATAGTGAACAACAGCGCTTTTAATATCGAATGATGTAGGAGTACCATAGTCGCTATCGTCCCAAACTCTATCCCAAGTTTCTCCGTTTACCGATACCTCGATGTGTCCGTTACCGGCTGCAGCATCTTCAGTATCAAATGCGCTGATCGTCTTTACATCAACCCTTAAATTGTTAGTTCCGGTCTTCTGTTTAGTTATAGTAAAGGGTCGAGAAGAAGTAAATCCAGAATAATACGGAGGACGTATTGTTGGATTGTTATCACTTCTTTGAAGCCAGTCTGTTGCGGCCGCGGGTGTAGTGGTCTGAGCCGCGGCATCCATTATATTCCACCTATAATCGATCCTAGTCGGATTATCTTCTGTTCCAGTGGGTAGGTCCTCGCGTTCGATTACGCAACCATTTGCAGGGCTTACTTGATTATAACCAGTGGAGCCGAAATTATTGGAAGTACTAATATTACCGGTGTAAACACCATTCATATCAGTACCGAGTTCACTAATAGCTAATCCTGAAACAATTATTGCTTCCTTTCCTGAAGAAGGAACCACCCTACCAAAATCAGTTTCGAGAATAGTGATAGTATCACCGAGGCTGTATCCGCTACCAGCTGAAGAAAGTGTAACGGAGCTCACATTACTCGTTAATGACGCTACTTCAAAGGTAATGCCAGCTACTTCTTGGACGCCAGAGAGCGTGACGATATCGCCTACAGTAAAGCCACTGCCTCCTGAATTAATAGTAATTGTTGCCTCTCCAATTGCATCGACAACTACTGTAAGGTTAACCTTCGTATGTAAACCATCTCCATTAATATACGTAACAGACGTGTCAGTAACAGTGTATGTACCAGGCACTCGGGCAATGCCAGTAGGATCGTTCTGATTAGAAATACTTCCAATAGCAGTTTGATGTATAACAACATCGAATGTTGCTCCTGTACCTCCACCGCCAGATGTGGAACTTAGACCAGTATATGTACCAGCAGTACGCATCGCGTCATTGAGTCTAACATTATCAATAAAGCGGAGTTGGCCAGTATTTCCATCGGCTGTGCCCGCGTAATCTCTTTTACCTCTTACTGCAAGAGTAGCATATTGGTTATCGGGAATAGTAGTAGTACCTGTTTGTTGCACAGAATTATAGCCGTTTCCAGTTCCCCATCTCCAAGTTTCATAACTTAATTTATTATCTGATATCCCTATCTGCAAAGCAGGATAATTAACAGTATCTGAAAATAAATGTACTGGCCCGTTTGATCCACCATTCAACTTAATATACGCGACTAACGTGTGTGCATTCTTATTAATAGCCTGTGTTAAAATTTCTGGATTTGTATTATATATTTCACCGAGATCAATATGATTTCTATCAAAGCTACCACCTCCAGGACTATCTGTAAATGAAAATCCTTCTTCTTCTGCGAAGGTTACACCATTTTTTAATTTAGCGACAGATTGTGAAAACGTTTTATTGTGACCATCGTAAACTCGAAAGGTATTATTCTCAATGTCATATCTATCTTTTTCCGCAGCATCGATTTCAAGAAAAAGCAAGTCTTTGTCTGGGTGTACAATATTAGGTATATCAACTTCTTCAAGACGTGTAATTTGCCCTACTGCTATTTCATTATCGTCGGTGTCATAAAACTTGATAGACTCACCTAAGCTATTTTTATTTAAAGAAGTGTTGTCTGAAAAACCACTAAGAGTATCTTTGTAATTTAAAATATTATCTTCGCTAACCCAATCACCAGAAGATGCCTTCAATAAAAAATCTTTAGGATAGAGCACATCTACGATTTCGTCGAAAAACAATTTAAAGAAAACTAAGACAGATTCTTCACTTCCTCGAATGGAGTAGTAATTTACAATTCTCTTATACAATAAAACAGTATCAATCACACGTGATTCGGGCACAGAAATTGCGATTTCTTGTTGTATTTTATTCAAATAATCAGCTGACGTTTGATCAATATCGTGTTCTGTTAATATTCTTTTACTTACATTTAAAACCTGATTATTAGAATTAAGATATGTGTAATAGTCTTCTAAAAGAGAGGTAAGTGTTTCAGCCGATTCCCGCAGTTGATCAGGAATTAGATCTTCGACTGCAGGAGATTCTTTATTTGATATTCTTTCATTATGAGGTTCGGCCTGATTAAGAGAATATTGAGCAACACTTGAAACTATAAGAGAAGATTCAGGCACATTTGTGTATGAAATACTGTCTGAATCAGAGTCATAATTATACGTAGCGTATTCTGAATAAGTTTCATTATTATATGCAGCTGCAGAAGGTGGACCGCTTGTGCCATGATTCATAAACCCCATTGGCATATAAAAAACTACACCACTTAAACCTTCAAACGTGTGCTGGTGGTATGGTCCAACAATGCTATCAGTGCTCGTGTATAGAGGATAGTAATAGCCGGATATTCCAGCTGAATCGCCGTAGTTGCTTCTTCCTTTTAAATAATAAACTGACATATTAAATTAGTATCCAGTGTTACCACCTGATGGAGGAGTGTAATTACTCGTACCGCCTTGAGTACCGCCTGAACTATTGCTTTGATCGCTTGTAACACTCGAAGAATTTGATGTAATAATTCCTCCATCAGAGCGTGAAGAATACGTATTATAGTTTTCACTCACTGAACCTGATACTGCTGCAGTATCAACTTCTCCGCTTATAGAAGTTTTTGGAACGTCGATACGTAAAAGAGTATTTCTTCTCGATACAACATCATTGGAATTTGGTGATGCTTCAAAGCGTATAGTTTCAATTGTCTGTGTAAGTGGAACAAGTGAATTGTCTATGTTTATTTTTCCTGTTAAAACATTAAGTGTTCCAACTGAGTTTATCACCTTTGTTCTTACGCCTTCTACCATTTTATACACATATATAGTTCTATCGGATTGCCCTACTTCTCCAGCTTCATCTGCAAAAAACAAATCAATATTATTATATTTCCAAGAAGTGGTTTGTATAATAGATTGAGAAGGATTTTCATCAAAGAGTTCCATATCAAAATCAAGCTCATGAGTAATACTAGAATCTCTTGAAAGAATTAGATCTTTATACACATAGACTCTTACGGTCGAGTTAAGAATAGCACTATCGCTCAAATCGATTTCTCTTAAAAGCTGAGAGTGACGAAACACCCCATCAAAATTTTGTAGCTGTGTTTGATTAAAGTTTTCAATTGTTTCTCTCACGCGTGTTTCCATTTGTGATTTTGTAAAAGATGTAAAAGTGCTATTGTATTTAAAAAACACATTGAAGAAAAGATACGTATAATCTGGATCAACGACCACAGGCTCAATTGAGAGTATTCTTTTACTCTGTAGCGCATCAGTGATCGATGCCTTTTCTTCTCTTGTTAATGTAAGACTACCTTCGGGCTTTATTGATATAAACGCTTTGCCAAACTCAGGTGGATCATTCAACTCACCGCCCCAAACTGATATACTATCAATGGCACCAAACGCTTGCTTTACAAGAGTTTTATAATCGTCACTTGTAACTGCGCGATTTTGCGCGATAAAAGTTAAAGGTGCATTGAATCTAATACTTTCGATATCTTCAACATCAGATCCACCTGCAGAAGCTGAGTTAACTATAATTGTAGTTGTACCATCAACTGTGGCGTTAGCGCCACCGCTATAGGAAAAGGCTGTAGCACCGTTTGCATCAGCTCCGCGAGTACTTAGGAATTCAAGCTCAATTACCGATTGATTGCCGGGTAAATTGCCAATGATATTATTTCCAAAATGAATTTCGTACTTACCTTCGTAGTTTTCTTCAAGATAATATATGAGAGATGAACTATTCAAGCCTGAAGTATATTGTTTAAAACGATTATATACAGTGTATGAATTAGAGTTTGGCGTATCGTAAACCTTTACACGTAAAGAATCAATATCTACGTTACGATCTTGAATCACAAACTTTTGATTTAACAAAGAATTATCTATGTTGTATTTACGTGACTTCATCGAACCTTGTGATACTAATAAATTATTAAATGTAAATGTCCCTGAACCTGATTCGTTAACATCTACTGTCGCGAGTGAATCCTCAAGAAGAACAAAGGTATACGTAATATCATCTATCGTAGATGTGAAGGTGTCACCACGATTAATCGTGTATGTAGTATTAGTAGAATCATCTTTTCTATTAAGCACTAGAGTAATATCGGCGGTGGCCGCGGTTTTACTCGTAGGAGTATATCCTAATAGTTTTGCACGAGAAACAACGTTAGATCTTATTTGCGCAGAATCAAGAAAAGATTCATTCATCGCGACGTGTGTATTCACCGCATTATAGTGTGTATTATACGCAAGAATATCAAGTAGGTTGTTCAAGCCTGAACCATCGAAGTCCCAATCTTGAAAAGGTGAACCTGAACGTTTAAAGTAATCTTTGAGATTACTTTTTATTTTATCGAAGTCTAATTCCGTTGTATTAAATTGTGCCATATTATCTTAATCTTTTAAGTCCTAGTTCTACTTCCGTTGTAGTGTTTTGTGTAATTACATTAAATCCTATCGATACGCGATATGCGTTTGCATCTATATCATCAAGTATTTGAATCTTCACCATGTTTATTCGCGGCTCATGATCTCTTAATAGTCGTTCAATTTCCTTCTTCATTTGAATCGCGGTAAATTGATCTGCTGGTTCAAATAGCAAACCCGTTACGTTTGATCCTAGCTTACTTTGAAACGGCCGCTCACCAAAATTAGTAAGGATAAGATTCTTTACAGCATTACGTACAGCTTGTATATCATTCAAAGGTATGATATCCATTCTTGTCGGGTGTATGCTCATACCTAAATCTAAATCAGAATAGAGTTTCTTTCTCGCCAATGTAGAAGGGCGTGTCTTATTATAGTCTGAAGCTGCTATACTCATATAATCTATTTATACTACTTTCATGGTTTCAAAGCTGAAAAATCTCGCGCGAGAATTTTTGCACAATTTCATATTACACTTTATAGTCTCTTAATTCTGAGATAAGGTCAAGGTGCCAAAACATAAGTTCTGAATAACCCGCGACTAAATCACCATGTCCACCAAGAGTTTCACCGATAAGAGAATCTCCTTCTTCTCGTACTGTGATAATTTCTTTATTCAATTTATTAATTTGTTTTTCGGTCTCTTCACTCAGGTCAGCGTCAGGATTTTGCATCATAACACGATTCAAATACATACACGCGTTTTTGTATTCTTTTAATTGAGTTCGTTCTGCGTTTGCGATAGAGTATTTTTTTACAAGAATGCGAGAAACCTTTCTTCCTTTACCAGTATTATAATACTCGATCAGAGTCATATTCTTTTTTGCTGCCTTTTCTTTTTCGCGAGCAACTGAGTCCTGTGCTTGCATCTCGATACGTAGAACTTCTTTATTCTTTTCGTATAATTCTTTTGCGTTCGGTTCTAAATACCTATTCAATTCTTGTACCATTGCGACTTGTGCTTCTTTTAATTTATCTACAGGTTTTTCAACCTTAGGACTCACGCTTGGTAATTTCTCTTTTGCTACTACAGTAGGCACCACTTCTTCTACCTTCTTTGGAATATCTGCAGCTACGGTAGGCTCCGCGGCTTTGACTTTGACCTTTTCTACTTTTCCTTCAGGACTCACTTCCGGAGCTTCGATATTAGGTACGTCCTTACAGAAATCGAACTTCTCTTCTGCAGCACCCGCAAGATTACTCACACCGGAAGCGACCGCGCCTGCAACATTGCTCGCGACACCTGTTACGAAATCGGTAAGATCTTCTTCGAAGTTTTGAACAAGACTCACAGCGCTCGACACCTTATCCATAAGACCATCGACATCGACATCAGGGAGAGCATCACCCCACCGTTCTTTAAAGGCTGCCTTCGCTCTTGCAAGATCTGCACCTACCTTACCCTTTAACTCCTCAAGTTCTTTTTTGAAGTTAGGTAATACGGGAGGCTCAGGCACCGCGTCGAGTAAAGCATCTTTCATAGCATTTGCTTTCTCATTTAAAGCTTGCATCGCAGCACCCATCTGACCTTGTGCCGCGTTTTGCATAGCATCTACCTGAGCATTGAGTTCTGCCTTCTTTGCATTGAGTGTATCAAGCTTCGAGTTACTGGAACAGTTAATAGCCATATTAGTTTAAATCTATTCGTGCTCCATCCACGTCTATATTTGCAGGTGTGTCAATCTTAATTAATCCCTGAGCATCAATATCAATATCTGCATTCGTATCGATCTTAGTCGTAGAGTTCGAAGCAAGAGTTAAATTACCGAAAGAGTTTATAGTAAAGGTTCCAAGAGCGGTTTGACCGATGAGTCCGTTAACCACCGTCTTGCTATCTAACACAATGTTCATATTGTAATTGCCGGTAATGTTAGTAGTACTGTCGACGATTACATCCCTTATCTCGTTGCCGCCAATCCGTGACGTGAAATTTTCTGCTACATTAATACTACGCTCTTGGTCGATCTCGATTAATTCGTTCTGACCAATCTTACTTGTACGTGTACCTTT